GACGGCGAACGAGCCGGTGAACCTTGGCAGTTCACTAAGGAGCAGCTTCGCTTCGTCTTGTGGTTCTACGCCATCAATCCCGATGGCACATGGAAGTTCTCGGCCGGCACCCTGCGCCGGGCCAAGGGTTGGGGTAAGACGCCTCTGTTGGCGTCCCTGGCCATTGTCGAGTTCATCGGCCCTTGCAGGTTCAGCCACTTCAATGCTTTCGGACTCCCGGTAGCCAAGAGGGTTCCTCTGCCTACGGTCCAGATCGGCGCCACGGCGTACGACCAGACCGAGCAGACGCTAGAGATGATCCGCGGAATGCTCTCGGAGTCTCCAGCCGAGAAGGAGTTCGCCCTCGACATCGGCAAGGCCACGATCCAGTTCAAGTCTGGTAAGCCCGGCTCCATCAAGCCGAAGGCGACTGCCGGCCGAACCAATGAGGGTAACCGCCCGACCTTTGCTCTGATGGATGAGGTTCATCACTGGGTGGGCTCGAATGGTGGCCCCGACTTCTACCAGACCATCAAGCGAAACATCGAGAAGACGACCTCTGCCGGTTCGCGTTGGGTCACAACGACCAACGCCTACAACCCGAATGAGGACTCGGTCGCTCAGCAGATCCACGAGTCAGAGATGGTCCGTGCGGGCTACTGGCTGTACGACTGCATCGAGGGCCTGATCGAGCAAGACGAGCTGCGGGACGCAGAGAAGGTCAGCCAGGCCCTCATACAGGCATACGGCGACGCGACTTGGGCTGACATTCCCGGCCTGACTCGAACGATCCTCCACGACCGTACGACGCCCGATTCGACGTACCTGCGCTTCTTCTTCAACACCATTGCCGAGTCTTCTGACGGCTGGATGTCTAAGTCCGAATGGGACGCGTGCTTCAGCGAGGGCGATCCCATCAAGCCCGGTGACCAGATAGCCATCGGCTTTGACGGCTCGATCCGCGGTGACGCGACGGGCCTTGTCGGGTGCCGACTCAGGGACGGAAAGCTCTTCGTCATAGGTGTGTGGGAGAACCCACGGGACCCCAACCAACCTGACTGGGAAGTCGACGTGCTCTCGGTGGAGGCCGCTGTTAAGCGGGCCTTCGAGACGTACCGGGTTGAGTGGATGTACGCCGACCCGCCTTACTGGCAAGAGAACATCGGCCGTTGGGCCCTTGAGTGGGGCGACGATTACGTTTACGAGTTCTGGACCAACAAGCCCACGCGCATGGTTCAGGCGGTCGAGCGATTCCGTACCGCTGCGATGGTCCAAGACCTACTGCACGACGGAAGCGACGACCTTACCCGCCACGTGCTGAACTCCGTGGTTCGGGAAGTGCCTCAGGGCTTTCTCATTACCAAGGACTCTCCGAGGTCCAAAAAGAAGATCGACCTTGCTGTGTGTGCGGTTCTGGCGTTCGAGGCCAGGGCGGACGCCATAGCGGATGGGCGGCTTAAACGACGTAGAGCAAGGGTGGTTGGATTTTGAGCCTCAACATGATCGACACTTCGCCAAATGAAGTGCCCGTGGGCCTGGCGCCGGCCACCCCTGAACAGTGGCTCGACTGGTTGTTCTCCAAGCTGGCTCGACGCAAGTCCACGTACCAGATTTACGGGCAGTACTACGACGGCATTCACCAGCGGTTGATGTTCTCCCAGGTCCGTCACTTCGACCAGTTCCACAACACCTTCGATACGTGGCGAGACAACTTCTGCGGCATGATCATCGATTCGGTCAATGAACGCCTCGCTGTCGACGGCTTCCGCATGACGGATGAACCTGACGCGGACAAGGACGCTCGGGACATCTGGCAGAGAAACTTTATGGACGCCGAGTCGAACGCGGCGATGCTTGACGCGATGATTCAGGGCGTCTCGTACGCCGTGGTGTGGGGCGATAAGGCGGGCCAGCCGACCATCACCATTGAGTCCGCAGAGAATTTCGTCGTTCAGTACAAGCCCGGCAGTCGCCGGGAGCTGGACGCTGCCGCCAAATTCTTTTATGACGACTGGGGCCGGCAGTGGGTGACGCTGTGGCTCCCTGACGCCGTTTACACCTTCGCCAAGGGCTCGTACTCCTGGGAAGCCAAGCAGACTGCCACGAACCCCCTGGGCATCGTTCCGGTGGTCCCCATCACCAACAGGTCCCGTCTCCTGCGTGATCCGGTTTCAGACCTTCACGTGGTCATCCCGATCCAGGACGCGGTGAACAAGACCGTGGCTGACGCGTTGGTGGCCAGTGAATATGCGGCCTGGCCTCAGAGGTACGTGACGGGCCTGGAAATCGTTGAGGACGACCACGGCAACCCGATCGAACCTTTTAAGGTCGCTGTCGACAAGCTCTTGCAGGCCGAAGACCCGCAAGCCAAGTTCGGGCAATTCGAAGCCGCGAACCTCGGTAATTACGTGGTTCTCATCGAGATGCTTGTTCAGCACATGGCCTCGATCTCCCGTATCCCCTTCCACTACTTCATCAATGGTGGTGGGCAGATTCCTTCCGGTGAGTCGATCACCGCGGCGGAAGCCGGTCTCATAGCGAAGACGAGAGAGCGGATGCTCCACTTCGGTGAGGCTTGGGAAGAGGTCATGCGGCTCTGCTTCAGGGTGATGGGCGATGCCCGCGCAGAAGCATTCTCCGCAGAGACCATCTGGAAGGACCCGGAAAATAGAACCGAAGCCCAACACATGGATGCCCTTCTGAAACTCCAGATGATTGGCGTTCCCAGAGACCAACTCCTCTCTGACGCGGGATACACCCCGCAGCAGATAGCCCGCTTCGCAGACATGAGGGAAGCAGACGCCAAATCCGCAATGGAACTGGCGCAGAAGTATCCCGACCCGAACGCGCAGCAGGACCCTACGGGCGACGAGCCCGGTAACAAGCCTGCCGGTCCTCCCGGCATGTCGCAGAAGGCCCAGAAGACGGCTGCTAAGCCACCTCAGGGCAACAGCGGCAATCAGGCCAGGAAACAGAACCCGGCCAAGTAACCCCTACATCGCATAACGACGGCTGCCGAAATGGCGGCCTTTTTTCATGCCCGAACACCGAAATGGATGGGTGGATCAATGAGTGACGACAACCTGAACACTTCCACTGGCGACGAGCCGGGGCAGTCGACTGAGACGCCCCAGGACCAGACGCCGACTCTCGAAACCCTTCAGGCCGAGATCGACAAGTGGAAGTCCCTTTCCCGCACGAATGAGCAGCGGTGGAAGGACGCGTCTGCTGAGCGCGACCAGTTCAAGCAGGCGTCTATGTCGGACGCAGAAAAGGCGCTCGAAGCCGCAAGGGCTGAGGGTCGAACCGCTGCGCTTTCTGAGGTTGGCACTCGACTTGCGGAGGCCGAGCTTCGTGCTCTGGCCGCGTCTGCTGGCGTGGATCTCCCCCCGGCTGACTTTCTCCGTATGGACCGGTTCGTTTCTGACGGACAGGTCAACGCCGACGCGCTTTCTGAGTTCGTGTCGTCGCTCCCGAAGCGGGAATCCTCTCCCGCTTTTCGCCAGGACATCGGTCTTGGCCGCCAGGGATCTCCCGGCGCTAACCAGCTCTCCCGAGCTGATCTCTCCAACATGACCCCCGCGGAAATTAACAAGGCCCGCCAGGACGGCCGCCTTGACGCGCTTCTCAGGGGTGAAGTCTGACCTATCCAGTGAGGTAACGCATGGCTTTTAACACCCAGACCAAGACTGGTCTCCAGGCCGCTTCCGGCACTACGTTCATTCCTGAGATCTGGACTGCGGAACTGCTCCAGGATCTCGAAGAGGAGCTTGTTCTCGCCTCCGCCAAGTTCACGAATCGCCAGTATGAGGGCGAGTTCCGGCGTGAGGGCGATGTCGTCCACATCCCGCACTTCGTGAACGGGACGGTTTCTGATAAGGGCCTGGTCCCGGCATACGGCTCGATCGGTGCTGCCGACCACGCGGCCCTTCAGTACATCGACATGAAGGTTGCTAAGGGTTCGTCCTTCAACATCGAAGTTGACGCGCTGCACCAGCTTCAGACCAAGCAGGGCATTGACCTGATGAGCAACCTCATTGCTCAGCGAGCCCGCGCTATGGCGGTCAAGCTGGACGAGATCGTTGCTCAGACCCTTCTGGCTGCCGTTGGCGGCAAGGACCTGAACGGCACCACCGACCCGGCCGCGACCCTCGCGAGCCTGCCGGCTCTGCACGGCACGATTGACGAGATCACCGACGCTGCGACTGGTGACAACACCACTCGCAAGGCGGCGAATCGTTTCCTCTCGGTCTATGACTACGTGGTTGCGATGCTCGAAAACCTCGACATCAAGAGCGCCCCTGCGGACCGCTTCCTGTTCGTCTCGCCGCGTATGCGCTCGCTCCTGCTCCAGGACCCGAAGTTCGTTGAGGCGCAGGTCTACGGCGGTTCCCCGGTCATCCCGAACGGCTTCTCTGCGATCGGCACCATCCTCGGTGTCCCGGTCACCGTGGCGAACTCCCTCGGTTCCCACACCCGTCCGAACAACCCGCTGATCAAGCCGGGTAACGCGAAGTTCGGTGCGGTCGACCTCTACATGGGTTGCACCGCTGCGACCTCGGTCGTCATCCCGTTCGCGCAGATGGAGGCGTACAAGCCTCAGGCCACCTTCACCGACGCGATCAAGTCCCGAGTCATCTGGGATGCCAAGGTGATTCGTCCTGAGCAGCTTGTTGTTGCTCGGAACGTTGAGGCGGCTCTGACCGCTCACAACGCGACTGTCAACGTCACCGAGTCCGAGATCATCTGATCTGGATGGCCTTCGTAACCCTTAGCGATGTGGTCGCCCGTCTCGGGCGGCCCGTCGCAGACGACACGGAGGCCGCTCGGATCACCGCCTTCATAGACGACGCCACAGGGTTGGTCACTGACTACTGCCGAAGCGACTTCGCAGTGCACACCAACGAGACGTTCGATCTGGTGGTTGAGGGGGGTCAGGCTCTACTGGCCCCCTCTCTGTCTCCCAACCTGGTCATCACGTCCCTCACCCTGCACGACGAGTACGAGGACAGAGACCTCACGACCGACGAATGGAAGGTCATGGGGTCCACCCTCTATCTGCGTGACGCTCCCGCGTACACCACGGTCACAGTCACAGCCTCTTGGGGCTGGGCGGCTGTGCCGGCCGCGGTGAGGGCAGCTGTCTGTTCTGAGGTGATCCGGTGGCTCTCCGTCTCCCCTGGCACTGTCATGGAGAAGACAGGCGACTTGGAAGTTCAGTACGCGGCCACCGCGTACAACTCGGGTCTCTCCGAGGCCGCTAAGTCGA